GCGATGGGCCGACCATCATTCTGCCGCTGCGGCCAATTCGTCGAGCGTCCGCAAAACCCTGCGCCAGCGATCGCGCTACGAGATCCTCGAGTCCAATTCGTTTGCCAAGGGGATCGCCCTCACGCTTGCCAACGATACCATCAGCACTGGGCCATCGCTGCAGTGTATGCTACCTGACCCTGCAGCATCGCGAGCCATCGAGCAGCGATGGCGCAAGTGGTGCAAAGATGTGCGGCTCGCCGACAAACTGCGTACCGCACGCCTGGCCAAACTGGTCGACGGCGAGACGGTCATCCTCAAGGGGAACAACCGCCGATCCCGCAACCCGGTGCAGCTCGACGTTCGCGTCATCGAAGCCGACATGCTCGCGACCCCGAACTACATGGACGGGTTCCCCAACCAGGTCGATGGGATCATCTTCGATGAATGGGGCCAGCCGATCGAGTACCACGTCCTGAAAGGTCACCCGGGCGACGTGTGGCCGTGGCAGGCTTGGGATTACGAGACTATTGACCCGGACGATCTGATCCACCTGTTCCGCAGCGAGCGACCTGGTCAACAACGTGGCATCCCCGAGATGACTCCGGCCCTGCCTCTGTTCGCTCAGCTGCGACGCTACACCCTCGCCGTCATCGCCGCCGCTGAGAATGCCGCCGATTTCAGCGCGGTCCTGAAAACGCAATCCAACGCGTTCGACTCATCGACCGATGGGATCGACGACATCGATCCATTCGACGGCGTGCAAATTGATCGCGGCATGATGGTTAGCTTGCCGCGCGGTTGGGATCTGACGCAGTTTAAGCCCGAGCAACCGACGACGACCTATGAGGGATTCCGCAACGCGATCCTCAACGAGATCGCTCGCTGCGTCCACATGCCATCCAACAAGGCCCTCGCGGATTCGTCCAAATACAACTACAGCAGCGGCCGCCTCGATCATCAAACGTACTACGAAGCGATCAGCGTCGAACGCTCCCAATGGGAGATCGAATGCCTCGACCGCATTTTTGAATGGTGGCTCGATGAAGCCCTCATGCTCACCGGTTATCTGCCGGCCCTCGAGCCGATGGACGAGATCCCGCACGTATGGCGATGGCCACCCAATCGCGACGTTAACCCCAGCGAGGTCGCCGACGCGAATATCCGGTTGATCGATGCGGGGCTCAAGACGCGGCAACAATACCTCATCGAACAGAACATCGACCCCGAGTCGCACGCGCAGCAGCTCGCCGAGGAGGGTTGGGTCAATCCCAACGCACCTGCGCAGACTGCGACGACGCCATCTGCCGCACCCGTCGCAGCCGAGGCACCCATCGGGCCCGATGGCGAACCGGCCGCAGCCGCCGAACCACCGCCTGGCGAGTTTGCGAACCTGTCTCGCCAGCAGCTCAAGCGCCAGATGGCCGCGATCGATGACGGGCTCAACAAAGTCAAGTCCGGTGAGTGGACAGTCCAACGCGCTCGCGTGTTCTATGGCAGCATCGGACTCACTCAACAAACCATCGACAATCTGCTCGACGAGTTTGAGCCAGACGACGGCCAACAAAGCACGCTAACTACGGCGGCGTCGCCGATGCTCGATGTGTTGGCAGATGGATGGGTGACTCGAAAAGACACGGATCAGCGACTGTACATTGAAGATGATCAATTAAAAACCAAACCGGGCGGCAAGGTGCTGCCAAAAAAAAAACAGAGTGATGATACCTCGACGAAAAACACTGACCAATCCGACGCAACCAAGCCTGTTCCAAAACAAAGCGCGACGACACGACGCGACGCCACCGACTACAGGACTGCTTTAAGCGAACACGATACAAAGCAGGAAAAATTTCGCCAAACCTTGCTCAAAGCGCAATCGCGTGCTCAGCAACGACTGAAAAAAGCGCGAGACGCGTGGGATAAATCCGACGACGTCGTCCACGAAAAACGGGTAGCTATCCAGGATGCACGACAGAATATTGCGATGTACGAGCAAGGGCTTGCGGCCGATCCAACTAACGAAATTTTGATTTCACGTTTAGAAAACGCAAAGCTCTCTCTCGAAATAAAAAACGTCGAACTCAATCAACTTAACGCTGAACGCCAACGAGCGGAAAAAGCGTACCTCAAAGCAGTCCAGCAAAATCGAAACGCTATATCGGACGCGTTTGCTGCCGAATGCAAAGCGGTCGATTTAGAGGACGGGGTATCCGCGGCAGACCGCCGACAATCTCTGAAACAAATTGAGCAAGTGCATGAATCCGGCAGTCACATCGAAAATTGGGCAAATCAAAAAAACATGCCCGAAAGCGTAGCTATGTCGAAGGAGGTCTCCGCAACTTATCATCGCCAAGAAGCAGAAGCGTTTTTGCGGAACGCTGTGAATCCGACAATACATGCCGACGCTTTGATGACTCCTATCGAGTATTCTGAAAACCACACGCGAGCGTTTGCGTCTGGGGGGCGTTACGTAATGACGGACGCAGACGGCAAAACGCGGCTGTCTGATAAACTACCAGATCCATACATTGGTGCGTCCAGCTTAACACAGTCCCACACCATTATCCACGAATACGGACACCACATTGAAAACGGAAACCTAGAAGCAAACGACCTAGTCAATTCGTTTTTAGCAAATCGGACCAGCGGAGAAAGTCCGGTGGAATTCCGCGATCAATCTTGGGGGCAAGGGTACAACGCAGGGGAGAAAGGCTCTCCCGATAAGTTTGACAAAGTAGTTCGCGCCGTGTATGGTGAGGACGCGGACGATACGTTTGTGACGCGGCGAGCGCATTACATTGGTAAAATGTATGAGGGTGTCGAAAATTACCATAGTTATGGCGAGGGCGAACTTGCCCGTTCGTTTTCTTACTTGCAATCTACCGAAGTGCTATCGATGGGTTTGGAAATGATGGGCCATAATCCTGTCGCGTTTGCACAAGCCGACCCAGAATTTTTCAATTTAATTTCGGGAATAGCCACCGGGCGATTGCTAACCAAGACACGAGAAACGCGCAAACGATGAAAACGCAGAAGTCGGATTTAACGGTTGTAGTGGATGGTGCAGAGTACGCTGTGAACCTTGGACGCGGCACCGTATCTGGGCCCGATGCTACGATTGTGAAATGGGTGCAGGATGCAGTCACCCGTATAGCTTACGACTACAGCGAAGCGCTAGGGCAGGCGCAACACTTTTATGCAAATCAACTCAAGAAAATAGCTTGGGTCAAATCCGTTACCGTAACCAGCGACAAAGCCGAACCGCATTCTGTTAGCATGGCCACCCCAGCCGACGCGGCCGATGTCCAGTCTGACGCGTGAGACCAAGTCACGCACCGGGTGGCGGCTGCGAGCGTACACGGCCACCGGTCGCAAATCGATTTGGTTGGGGGACATCCCCGAGGCCGACGCGGTCGCGGTCCAGCGTCACGTCGACGAGATCCTCGCCGCACAGACCGCCGATCTGCCGCTGCCGCGTCAAACCGTTCGGTGGCTGGACCAAATCTGTCCAGCACTGAGGCGCAAGCTCTCCGCAATCCTCGGCGCGACCCACACCGTTGGGACCGCTATCGACGCCTACGTCACCGAGACGCGCGAGCGGTTGGCGATGGCTACCTGGAACGATCGGCAACGGTCCCTCGAACTGCTGCGAGAAACACTTGACCAGCGGCCCATCGATCGCGTCGCTGTGGAGGATGTCACCGAGTGCCACCAGTCGCTGACCGTAGGCGAATCCACGCGAGGCAAGATCGCCGCAGGATGGCGCGCGTTTTTCCATTGGTGCATCGATCGCAAGTTTATCTCCGACAATCCCGCTCGGGAACTATCGACCAAGATCAACGTCCGCGAAAAGCATTTTGTCCCGATCGGTGTTGCGGCCCAACTGATCGAGATCGCCACGCCATCGATGGCCGTTGCGATCGCCATGAGCCGATTCGGTGGGATCCGCGTACCGTCCGAGCTGCGTTCACTGACCTGGGACGCAGTCGACTGGGACCGCAAACGGATCACCATCTGTGATCATAAACGAAACACCACGCGGACCATCCCGCTATTTCCCGAGATCGCCGCGGCCCTCGAGCGTCATCCGCTCGATGTTCCGCTGTGCGACGATCTGCTCGACGGCAGCGATTCCGCGATGGCAGGTCGGCTGCTCATCCTGATGGCGATCGCCGGCGTCACGCCATGGCGTGCGCCGTGGCACTCGATGCGAGCCACCCGCGAAACCGAATTGATCGAGCAGTACGGACTCGCCACCGCGTCGCAATGGATCG